GTCAGTATATAACTTATACAGATATTCAAACTTATATGAAGCGGAAGATAATCCTATCATTTTATTATTTGGGAAAACAGTCCTATCTTCTTCTTTCATTTTGTTTAATTTAATAAGCATATCTTCGGCATTTCTTATCTTTTGTCTTTCCGTAGGATTTTGCACAACACCCAAAAATGGGAGAATAACTTCATTAAGAATTTTTTCTGGCATTAATAATAACTCATCAATAATCATTCTATGAAAACGAAAACCGCGAAGCTTTTCGCCATCGCCTAGCGGCAAAGCTGTAATTGAGCTTTTGCCAATTTGCATAACCCATTCATCATTACTTTTTCTGATGTTAGTAATACACTGAGCAAATAGTTCTGCTTTTGGATCGTTTGCTATGTCTTCAAGCTTTCTGAATATCATCTTAGATTGCCTAAAAGATTTAGAAATGATACCTATGTTCACCCCTTGATTTAAAGTCGCGTCTAAGCCCGCGAAAATGGCCGTAGAGAAGGATTTGGATAGACCGCGACTCCATATACCCAAAAAGTAATCTGCGATCATCATGGTCTTAATAGACATATGCTGAAATGGGAATAAATCAACGCCCATCATCATTTTAGTAGTAAAAGAAATATTTTCTCTTAAGAATCTATATAGTAATAATTTAGCTTCTTTTTCGTCAAGATAACCTTCCTTTTCTAGAATCTCTTGATTAATTTTATTATCAAGTTTTCTAAATTTCTGATTGCCTACTTCCCAAGCCATAAATCATCTCTTTCTATAAAATATTGAATATCAGTATCCCATAATTGTCTGCCGCATTTTAAAAGCTTCGGCACCAGAATCTCACTATTAGCTCTTGAACCACTAAATACAAATTGACAATGTTCTGGGAATTCATACATAATTTCCCTCATATTGTGCCATACATGATTTATGTTTGTTTTTATATTGCGCGAAAATAACATCTTCTTTTCAACTCCTTCCATAGTTGATTCAACTAAAACAAATAAATAACATCCCATTATAGAACATCTCTTTACTTCGTTTTTAAATCTATCTAAACCAGTAGACATCGTGGATATAAAATCTGCAGTTGATTTTCTGTCGATAAATGTATAGGAATAATTATTGCCAGTTAATCCATAATCGCCGCAATCCAACTTCTGGAATCTTTGGTTTTTAAATGATAAAGGGTTTTGTTCTCTTGTATCAATTAAAATCTCCAAATCAGAATAATCTTCATAAAACTCTTTAGTTATATTTTTGTAAAATTGAGGTTTTCTTTCTAATAAATTAGAGAATTCAGAATAACTTCCAAATAGATTTTTTACAAAATCTACGCCTGGAAAATTATATGACTTAAGCTGAATATGTCCAAAAACTCGGCTAAACTCTTTCTCATCAAGCTTTTCGCCAATTCTTTTTAATAGATACTCTTTTACCTTTTCCTTATCCTCAGACTCGCACCACTTAATTAAGTTCGATGGAGAATTAAAATCAGTTGTCAAGTATCTCTTGACATCTTTAAATTTAATAAGTTTTCCAGTATATAAGTCATATCTAGGAAAATGTTTATGATAGTAATCTGCGATAGATATTTTATGCTTTTTCAAGTGAGCATGTAAACTTCTATCTTTATCAAATTCTTCTCCACATTCTTTACATTTAAATTGCATCTTCTTTTGATATACCCAGTACCCTAGCAGTCCACATATCCATAGACTCAAGCCTATTAGCCTCCTGCATAATAGCTTCTTTTTGCATTTCAGCTATTTTTACCATATTCTTTCTTTCTTCCTCTTCTTGAAATAATTGAACAATAGATAAAATTGAGGAATTTTGTTGTTGGCGCTTCTTCATTCTTTCAGAACGATCTCCTTGAAGCTTTTTGGTTAAATTCTCAATTCTATTTTCGCATTGATGATATTCGCCACTTTTAGCCTTTATCAATTCCGCCAACCTTACAGTCATATCTTGTTGAGTTTCTGATTCATCAAATAAATCATTCAACTTTTGCAAGTGACAGCTTATCATTTCCATGTTTACAATTTCTTTGCAAACATTCATATAAAGATTCACTTCGTCAGCCGATAAATCTGGCTTATCCCAAGTCAACCTAATAAATTCATGCTCAAACAAATCTCTGTCGCTTTGGCTGCTATAATTATTAATAATCTTTATTAATCTTGAATTTGACAAATTGATACCTAACTTTTCTATACATATTTGTATTTGGCGCGATATTTTATTTTCTTCAAGAGTTAATCCAGTAGCTTCATTAATCTTTCTGATTATTTTGCTGGTTGCTTTAGGTGGACTATAGTTTCCATTGGGAGAATCTGTCTGAGCAGCGACAGACATTGGCGGCGCGACATTCATTTCTTGCATATAATCCAAGACAGCTCTTTGTTCCATCCCCAGTTTTCTTATATTTTTATCTGGGAAAATCATGCAAGCAATATTGTATGAGCTATGACCATTTGCGGCATTTTCTTCAATTATTGCAATTTGCTCTTCACTTAAAACAATTTTATCTTTTTTCTTATGCTGAGTAGTTTTATAATTTAAACCTTTTTCAATCAAGAAATCCCTAACTAACTTTCCCTCTTTGCTAGTACCTTTTAAGGTATCATCTTCAAAAACTTTCCTTGTAATTAAAATCAAATCAGGACTTTCTCTAAAAGTCTTGATAATCATTTCCTCCTGCTCTTTAGATAATTCCATTAGTATATAATATCTTCGTTTTCTAAAATCTCAATTATTTTAGATCTGAACATATCTTTCAAGTTTTTTATTTGCTTATATCCAGCCTTTCTATTTTTTTCATTTGTTCTATAGCCCATATAATCAGCAACCTCTTCTTCTGTCTTTGTTTCTATGAATAACATCTTAAAAGCAGTATAATATCTGCCATTTAATCGCTCTCTCATTTTATCCTTGATTCTTGGTATAATTTCCTCCATGTTAATGCCATCCCTTTCTCCAATCTCTATTTCATGTATATGATTCTCCAATGGAACTGGCAATTTCATATTATAGCCACTTTGTTTTTTCTCTGACCATTTTTTATATAAACTACAAGATGAATCTTGTTCGCCGCTAATAGTCAAAGTGCAGTCAGCCCCGCCAGCATTATGAGGGCAACCCAAGCATGGTCGCGCGAAATTCTTATAATTATTCCTTAAAAGATTTTTAATTTGGTTATTAATTATAGTGCTAACCCAAGGCTCGAAAGACTTATCTTTATTCCAGAGATGCATTTTCCTAAATATATGAATCCTAATGATTTGTTTAACATCATCATAATCCATCCAATTAATGGCTTTTAACATCCATTTTTTGCGTTGCCTTTCGAGTAGAAAATCAATCTTGTCGATATTTTCTACAAATGATTTAGAGTTTTCATCCGCCATTATATATTTTTACTTCTTGGTCGGAATTTATTTACAGAAAAGTTTATTCCATTTTCCTTTGAGCCTTCCATGGAAAGCACATTGTTTTCAAATTCTATTTCCACATCCAATTTACTAATATCTGGGACTTCAGAAGAATCTGTAAATCCCTCTTCAATTTCTCTAGATTTTCCCAAAACTCTTCTGGTAGAAGCGGGAGTATTTTGCGCTTTTCTTTCTTGCCCAAATTGATTTCCGCAATTAGAACAAAATTTTGGAGGAGAATATTTATATTCTATTTTATTTCCACATTCAGAACAATATTTTACATTACTCATAATTATATATAATTATCAGTTTAAAGCACAAAAAATTCAAGTAAATTACTTTTACACTAAAAATTATGCTGCTTCCAATTTTGACACAATAAATCTAACTATTGCGCTTCTTACTATATCCGAACTGTCGAAAGAAAATTGATGTATTCCCATACTTTTGCTATCCTCGCAAGAGAATGTTTCGCAAATATTTTTAAATCCACTATATCTTATATCGCTTTGCATTAAATCGCCGCAGATAATCATTTTTGAATTTTCGCCAATCCTAGTCAATATTGTGATAAATTCATCAATAGAAACATTTTGAGCTTCATCTAATATAATTATTCTATTATTCCAGCTCGCGCCCCTTAAATAATTTATCGGCATAGCTTGAACAATTCTAGAATCTAAAAGATAATTTATATCTTGAACACACAAAAATTCTTCCATTTTATCACTTAACGGTAAAGTATATGGAGAAAATTTTTCTTCTATAGAACCTGGAAGTAATCCTATTGTTCTTCTTGTATTTTCTACAATTGATCTTAGATAAATTAATGATTTATCTGGATTATCTAATAACTCCTGAAGTGCCGCATATAGGGCTATATATGTCTTTGATGTCCCTGCTGGGCCATTAATTAGAATTATTTTCGATTCCTTATCAAGAATTATATTAAGTAATCTTTTTTGCTTTTCTGTTAGCTTGTGTTTTCTATTTAGTTTTATGGATTTTTCGAGTTGCTTTATCTCGAAATCCCCATCTTTCGGTAGAGACTTCTTTTTTGCCATCTACTATAGATTACACTAAATTCTGGATGATTCTAAAATTCTTAGACATAATTCCAACATTTGGAATCTCAAAACTTTCATCTATTATTTTGCCAGAAATAGTATCTTCGAATACAGTTCCATTTTGCGATTTTATTGTAATTTTTAATGCACTTGGATCTTCTAATAAATTTTCTGATCTACCCCAACCTTGAAATGAAACTTCTTTTTGAGCTTTAGTTGTCTTGATTTCATATACATCTCTTTTGCCGACAACATATCTTGGGACTCTATCAGCTCTAATTGAATAATTAATTGATTGAAGTTCTTCTATGTTATTGACGCCGCTAAATGTCGAAGAGAATCCATGTGCAATTTCATCGGGATCGACGCTTAAACCAAGACCTCCTGTTTCAAATACTTGATTAACTTCGTTATATATATCAAAATCTGCTTTAAATTCAATAACCTCAAATGGCGAAAAATTAAATGAAAAAGAAGTTAATGCCGCGCCACTTGCGAAATTAGAATCCCCAAGTTTAATTGTTGACCCAGTAACACATCCTAAATGGCCATGTCTTAGAATTTGAGAACTGAATAAATTTTTATCCCAAGGATATTCTTCGCTATTAAAATTTTGATCTACCATACTTCCATCCATATAAATATCATCTTTAATAAAAAAAGTATGATAATCTGAATCCCATTCCCAAATTAATCCATTCCCATCTTTTCTTACTTTAAATATTGAATTTATATCTAGATATGGAATGCTAGTATTAACTACTTTTGCATCTAATCCGATCAATAAATCAAATACTGGATTATTTGCATATGCATTCCCAGTAGCATAAAAAGAAATTGACATACTACTTTTATTTGGCCCATTTTCCAAAAATCCGTCAGAAGATATTTCTTGGTCAAATCTTCTATCTTCCGCATAAGATTTTGATGTCTGAAACGAAAGTGTATTTGCCAATATCTTAACACCATCTATTTCGATGGGAATATCCTCTGCCCTGAAAAAACTCATTTATTAATCAATCAAAAATTCATCTTCGCCAATTTCAACAGAACCCTTTGCTTTCTTTTTTGCGGATTCCCATTGATTATAACAAACAGCTACTCTTTGTTTGTTATCCTTGAAATCTTTCTTTGATGTTTCATCAGACATACATCTTGAGATAAAATCGGTTTTCTTTTCCTTTTTTGATGGCATTGGTAATGGCATAATTATCCTTTTTTGTGTAATATATAATACATTACACGGAAAAGCAATGGAAGAGCCGCATAGGAACTTATTTGAAGAATTTATAAACGGGGGATGGATAGTCCCCATAATGGGAGGGTTGGCAATGTTTACTAGAATATTAGTAACAGACCCAAGTTTACACTGGCTGGATCAGTTAAAAAAAATAGGAATCGCAATCATCGCTACTACATTAGCTTGGTTTCTAATAGAACCAACTGAAATAAGTTCCTTTTATAAAGCGATGTGCTATGGATTAACTGGTTTTATCAGTCCAGAGATAATCGGGGGTCTAGTTAATTTCGGGGAAAAATTTTCAAAAGATCCAGACAAATACATAAATAAATAAAAAAGTGTAAAAGATCTTTATGAAAGATCGAAATCACGCCCAAAAAAATATCCTTAGACTTTTGGATTTTGAAAAAATCAGAAGTTTACAGGAATCTAACGGCGATTCCGTTATGCCCGATTATGTTATAGAAGATATGATTGGGAAACTTTTCGAAGGGATACTTGATTCTCCCGAAATTAAAATTGGAAGCTGGAAGCTACAATACAACGAATCTGAAGATAAGTATATTCTTTCCTATACTCCATATGTAATTACTGTTTAGTTTTTCTTGACAAATTTATATTTCTCCATAGTATATATGGAAATATGAAAAATAGAGAAACTGATTACGGCAAAGGAGACTTTAATAGATCAGATCCAAAAAAATTCCAAGAAAATTATGGCCGAATAAACTGGTCAATTGGATTTCAAGAATGGGTTAAAACTTCAAACATCACTTCTTCAGAAGTTATTAGATTAAGCGATTATATTTCTAAAAAGCTTGACAAACCGATCTCTGTTGTGAGAGGATCTAGGGAAGAATGGAACAAGTTTTATTATGAATTCAAGAATGCTATCCTATAAAGATATTGTCATAACTCCAGCTTATTCTGAGATTATCAGTAGGTCGCGAGTTAATACTGAAGTTAAATTCGGGCCAAAGAAATTCTTAAGTCCAGCTATACCCGCAAATATGATTTGCACCATAGACTTTAAGAAAGCTAAAGAGTTAAGCGAAAACAAATACTTCTATGTACTTCATAGATTTTATGACTACAAAGA